TAAAAACTTACCACCTAATTGTGTAATACCATTTACTAATCCATTACCTGTTGTTTGCAAATCTCTAGCCAAACCACCTGTTGGTAGGTAGTATCGCCACAAATTTGTTTCGTTAGTTCCTTCTCTAACACCCATTAACACACTATCACGGCTAACAAACATAGCGTGCGGTGTAGTATCTACTCCAGATATAACCCATTCTTTTACTAATTGTCTATTAGCTAACACATATAAATCATCAGCTGCTACAAGTTCTGCTCTATATAATCTTCCAATTTCAGTAGTAACTTCTTTAGTACCTAAAAATACTATGCCTTCAGTAGCTTCCATAGAATGTACTTCTTCAAAAGGTATTTTTGTTTGTCCTTGATTTACAAACACACCATTAGAAAGTTTAAAAGAATACACAGTACTATCAGTACTAGATGCTAATACTGCAGCACCACCATCAATAATACTTGTAATTTGATGCGTAGGTTCTACTTCAACAATAGTATCTGCATTTGCTAAATCTGAGTTACCCCATGTTTTATTAAAAGGTGTTACTTCCCATACGTATTCAGCAGTACTGTCATTTCCTGTAATCCATAATCTATTTTTAACATACCAAATACCTGTTAATCCTCCAGTTGTAGATTGTCCAGTAGTATGTACAGTCCAAGTACTTGTTCCATCAAACTCAATTAACTGTGAAGCAGTTGTTCCGTTAGCTGTTGTAAGAAATAATTTGTTACCAAATGCAGCTATACCTGTAAAGTTATGTGTTGCGTTGTTTGTACCACTATCTACTTCAGTCCATGTAGTTGCATCTGTAGAGTAATATACACTTGTATTGTCAGTTACCCATATTTTTCCATCTGTAGTTTGTGTTACATAATTATTAGTTCCTGCAAATTGTGTATCTGCACCTCTAACATTTACATCAGCAGTATTATGTAATAAATGTATATGATAAGAAGTTTCATCATCTCCATGAAATACATCTAGACCTTTGCTATCCCAAAATCTATTAACATCATCTGGTTTACCATCAGCTCTATGTGCAGTATCTAATCCTTGTCCTGCAGAAAAATTATTTCTTGAATATATACGACCTAAGTTAGATGTAAAATCTTCAGGGTTTTGTTTAACATTAACATTTTGTCCTGCTTGTACATCAGAAGATTGTATAGTTAATTCTCTATTAGGACCTACGGCTGTTCTTAAATATATATTATCTAATCTTAAATTGTAACCATATCTTTTAGGGTTACGTACATTAGAAGTTGAAGCTACCCTAGCCATTATACTGGATAATTAATGTTGTTTATTGATACAGCTTCTGGAAATCTTGCTCGTAAATTTTTTCTAGCTTGTTGTATAAGTAGTTGTTGATACTGCAATAAACTATTTCTAATTGTATTAGAACTACCAATAGGTGCATTTGATACAGCTATTTGTTCTGTTATATATTTAGCATCAATATTTTTTATATCTTTACCTGAAATCATTTGTGCTGCAACACCAGACATAATAATTGGTTCATACTCTGTTTCTAAACCTACTGCAGTTAATGTTGTAGTTTCTGCTGTAGGTGTAACAAACTTCTTTTTAAAAGTTACATAACAAGTATGTCCTTCATTAATACCATAAAACTGTAATGCATGTACTACATCAGGACCAGTTGTATATGTTTTAGTTCTAGATGTTTCTGTATCATCTGTCCAGGTAAATGGATTAGGTAAATCTATCATTTCCACAGCTACACTATGAAATGTTAATCCTGTTTGGTCAGAACCTGCTTGCCAATCTGTGTATTGTGATATAGCTTTTACAGGGGTAATTAAATAATTATGACTATCCCCATCAGTACCATAAGTTCCTAACAATTTATAACCTGTAGCAGATGTAAATTCTAGAGTTTCTACAGCAAATAATGTAGGATATAAATTTTCTATTTGGTCTACTACAGCGTCATATACATTTTTACGAGGAAAAGCGGGAGTTATTTTAATTAAATCTCCAGCTGAATGTGTTGTTGCTGATGTACCCCTTGCACCTCTTTGTACAGTTATTTCATTAGTTACAACATTAAGAGATTTAGAAAACATTAACTCTTGACCTATTTCAATAATAGCTCCAGCGTCTAAAGCATCTTCTTCTTCTGAAGAAAATAAATCTCCTTCATAGTTAAGAGTACTTTGTGTTGTACTAGATATATCACCTGTTAAATATGAATATGATTCAACACTTTCTGGTGGTTCTAGGTATTCTCTAAATACCCTGTCTACTAGGTTGCCTATTGTGTTACTCACAATGACTCCTAACTTTGTTTAAATACTAAATTAATTTTTCTATCAGCAGCTTCGTTACCATCAGATGTTACTCTTAGAAAACCTATTGCAGCAAAAGCCCAACCACTAGGGTCAACCCTTACCATGTTTCCTTGTGAAACTACATATGTAACTTCAGTATTATCTGTTTCTACTACGTCTACCCAAGTGCTTCCATCATAAGAGAAGTCAAATGTTACGTTTGAACCAGTCATTGTTGCAGGAAATTCTATTCCTGATAGCAATAAACCGTCACATTGTGCAGCTGTAGAGTTACTGTTGTCTGCTGAAACGTCTATTAAAACTTGTTTTTGTAATTGCATATTGTCCTTACTATAGCAGAAGAAAAGGGCAGGAGGTGGATTCCCACCCTAATCTTCAAATATATTTCTCTAAGCTACGTCAGAGAACTTCAAGTGATATGAAGGAGGACCAAAGTCGTATCCCATTTCCATGTAGATAGCTTTTGATACTCTTGCAAAATCATCTTGGTCTATGTCTCTAACAAACACTGTTCCATATCCTGGGATATTTGTGAACACTGGTTGTATAAACGCAAAGTCCAAAATAAATGAACTGTTTGCAGGCATGATATTAGGGTCTATAACCATCATTCCGATTGAACCGAATGGAGTTACAATAGTATCAATATCGATACCAGCAACATTTCTATCTCTAGGAATAATTGCTCCTGTAATACCAACTGTACCAGCAAGTAGTTCTTTATTTAAGTCAAGTAGTTGCTTAGGAGTAACACAAAGTACAGGAGACTGCATTGGTGCGTGAGCATCATATAGTCTCTTAAGTCCTTCTGAGATTGAATCCCATGAAAGTACTTTGTCAGTACCAGTACCATCGCCAGCTGAATCACAATAGTGTACGTTACCGCCTACAAATGTAGGTGCAGTTGCGTTGTCAGCGTTAGCGTTTAGTGCGCAATACTCTGCAAGTCCACGCATTTCTCTTGTACCAGCACCTGGTGTTGTATTAGCACCATCTGCAAATGTACCGTTAAATGCGAACCACTCTACTTCTCTAGCCACTTTTTCAAGTGCCATAGACATTTGCTCTGCGAACTCATCAACAATTGGATTTCCACCAGCAAGTGCTAGTTTATCTCCAGCTGTTACAGTTCCATCACCATCAGACGAGTTTGCAATGTTTGCACTCAAGTCAAATGGATTTTGGTTCTGATATGTCGCCATAGCTGTGTAAGTCATCTTCACACCTTTATGAAAGATTTGAGTTACGCCTGTGAAAGCTACTCTATCTCTTCCAAGATATTCTGTTGGCTGTGCGCCTTCTTGACCTTTTGTTGGCTCAGAAGAAACTACAGCACTATCAGCAGCTTGGATTTGCCAGAAAGTAGATTGTAAAACCTTACCTCCGTTTAATCCACCAGTTGCTGAAAGAAATGGTGTACGTTGACCACCTACACGAAATAACTCACCAGAAAAGTTATTAATCTTCTGGGAGTAAATTGAATTATTAGTCAGCGAAATTGCTGCCATTTTATACCTCCGTATTAAGTTGTCGTATTAAATTATTTATTTATTGTTTTTCTGGTTTTCCATGATATTTAGCTTTGCTGCTAAGGAATCCTTAACAGACCCATTCTTTAGAATGTTAGCTAATTGTTCATCTACACCAGCAGGTACATCTGAAACTGAATTTGCATCAAGTGCAGCTACTCTAGACCTTGCATCGTCTTGAATTGATACTTCAGGTGCAGGTTGTGCTTGTTCCTGTACTTGAGTATTAGATTCATAACCATACTCATCTTTAGCAAACTGGGAAATAGACTCTATGTCTACTGGCCCGTTATACACTTGCTTTAATGCCTTACCAAAACCACTGTCTGTTTGTAGTCCCAACTTACCAAAAACATTGTTTAGCTCTTTATCTTTAAAAGATGCTAACTCTGCTTCTAATTTCTTAAGCTGTTCATCTTTACGTTCAACAGTTTCACGTAATTGTTTTACACCATGTTCTTGCGGTGCATCAAATTCTTCCATCTTGTACCTCCACTATGTGTTAACCTATCAGATAAGACCATAGGAATCTTACCGTGGTGCTACCTTATGCACTTGACTTATTTCTCTGGTAGCTTAAAGCTATAAGTCCATTACTCTACGGTTTTAATACGAGCTTTCTACGTAGGCTTTGAAAGCTGAGTGCAGGTCTATTAGCGGACCACGCAACGCTTAATGTCTATTATACACTAATCTGCTATAAGTCCAGTAACTTCGTCACCTTTTTTTGCAGAGCCTAATTGTATACCTTGTTTTGATTGTAGTTCCGCACTAATACGGCCAAGTCTTTTAGCAGAAGCTTCATCACCTAGTGTTGCTTCTTCTAGTGTTTCTAAACTTAAATCTCTACCTATGCTTGCAGCTTGTGATATCATTCCTCCAGCACCTTCATACAATTGACTTGCTTGTGCTGAAGTTAATCCCATTTTTCTTAGCTCATCAAACCTTGCAAATGATGTAGTAAACCCTCTAGATGATGCTTGTGCCTGTAACTGTATAGTTGCTATCTCTCCTGCAAGAACTTTATCTTGTATCTTAGGATTAATTAATGCAGCAAATATAGTTGGTTGGTCTAATGTTAAGTTGTATCTTTCTCTAAATAGTTTTTCTACTTCAGGTATTTGGTCTTTAACTCCTGCATATACAGTGTCTACACGTACTTGAAATTCTTCTGCAGATACTGGGTCTCCTGTTTCATAACCTGTAGCCATATCAGTAAACTCATCTTCAAAATCTGTAAAGTCTGCAATACCTACTTCAGCAAGTGTTTGTTTATAAGAAGCTTTAACACTCATAAAAGAAAGCTCATCCATTACTAACGAACCATCATCACGCATTAACTTACCAAAGTTATCTTTCCATGCTTTAGTTTGTCTAGTAGCACCTATAGCTACATTAGGGTCTCCACTTTTAACCCATTCAGCAGAATAAGCTTTTAATACTTCTTCAGGCATAAACCCAAATAATGTTGTAGCTAAATTGTATCCTTGACTTGCAGTACGTGGGTTATAAGGTGTAGGTGTAGGTGTACTTTCTTGAGGAGAAAGACTCCAACCATCAGCTAATTTTCTATTTAACTCAGAAGCAGTTTCTTTTTCTCGTCTACCTTCTTGTGCAGTAGAGACTTGTCCATCTTTATAGATAGTAACTTGATTGTTTGTGCCTTCAACTATTGCAGCCATTATCCTACATAACTCCTACTGGTTACTACACCATTACCGAATGTATCCATCATTGCGTTTGTTAAATCATTCTTAACTTTTTGATATCCTCTATCTAAACCAACTTGTCTCATAAGTTCTGTCTCCTTAGCGTAGTCATTAGTAGTAATCAATTGGTCTAACAATGGGTCATTATCTTTTAGATTAACACCCATAATTGCTGATGCATTTTCTTTTTTAGCATTCACAATTGTTTGCCAAGCAATATCTCTATCGTATTGTCCATAGAATTGAAACCTTGTATCTTTAAGTTTGTTAATAAATATATCTTTATACAATGAATTATTACGCATTTCTCCTGCAATTTCACTTACAGTAAACTCTCCTTGTAAATGTTTAGGTAAATACATATCTAACAAATCTTGTACTTCAGTTTCTTTAGCCGTAGTAGTTTTAATAGTTTGTCCTTCTAATGCATTAATTAAACCTATGTCCATAGTAATACCTGCAGCTGGGTCAAATACACCTTGTATCTGTGTTATAGCTTCCTTCTGCGTAAAATATCCACGTCTTGTTTGGTCAGCTAAATAATTTAAAGCTTTTTTAGGAATTTCTGAACCGTATTGTGCTTTAGCTGTACGGTTAAATAAGTTTGTATAAGTAATTAAATCTGCATCAAACTGTTGTGGATTAGTAAATTCTGCACGTTCAGCATCAATTTGTGATTGTTTTAATTGAAGTCTGTCTAGTATGTCACCATACTTATCTGTTTTTGCAAAGTTAGTTATAGCTATACCCATATCTCCTTCAGAAGATATGTAGTAAGCTGCTAAGTTATTTACATATTCATCATCATTTAACAATGTAGAGGTAACTTCTGTTTGATTTCGTTCTACAGCATCTAAGAAATTGTTAGCTATTTGTACAGCGTCACCTTCAATAGATAATATAGATGCAGGTACACTAACAAGTTTGTCACCATTTAAAAATCCAGAATCAAATTGGTCTACAGACATAACAGTAATACCTTGTGATTCTCTAGCAGTTTTTTCTTCTTTGTCTGTAATCTTAGGTTCAGTACGATTATCGTAATAGTTACTAATATCTTTTAAAGTTAAATCATCTGGTAAATCAAGAGCATATGAATAATTACCTAAGTCAATAATTATTTTATACCCTTCACCTTCAACATAAATTATCTCTGTGCCTTTCCAATCAGACTTTAATCCTCCACTAAATTTGACAGGAGCATCAGGAATAACAAAACCTTTACCTTCTATTACTGGACCATTACCCATTATTTACCTCCAAATAAATTTCTAATACCACCAAATACTTTAGTAGCTGCATCACTTTGATTAAAACCTAATTTGTCTTCAGTAAAACTATCTATAAATCTTATTGAAGGGTCATATGTAGACATGTGTTCACTAAATGCTTGTAGACCTTCTTGATTTAATCTTTCACGTTCAGCAATATATTCTGGATTATCTGGGTCTTGTAATAAATTTTGATAATTTTCACCCATTACATCTGATTCATATAAACCTTTAGTTACAGCTACACCTAAGTTTACTAAAGCAAGTTGTCTAAATGTTTTTATTAAATTCTGTGCAAATGGAGCAAGCGCAGTGCCTGCAAACAATTTAGGTATACCTAATTCAAGTGCTTCATCAATAGGAGCAACAGCTTTACCTAAAAAATCTAAACCTTTCATAGAATAATTTTTTATGTTACCAGTACCATCTACTTCTGGATTAACAATTTTTTCTTTTTCCTTATCTAAAAGAGTTCCTAATTCATTTATTGGTTTATTGTAATCTACATCACCATATCTTATTTCTGTTCTAGGTCCTTCATATCCAATATCTGAATATAAACTACCTGTACGTTTATTAACGTCAGCTCTATTAATTACATTTTTAAAAACATTATCTGGGTCAACATGCAATCTTTCATTTGCATTCCAACTAACTTCTAATCCAGTTGATTCGTGTACAAATATTTTATTGTAACTATTAGAATTATCAGAAACTTTCCATCCTTCAGGAAGTTCAACATTTCCTATTGCATTAGTAATTGTTTTATCTATTTCAGATATCATAATATCTGGAAATCTTTGATAAGAAGAAGGGAATTTTTGTAAATCAGTTTGCTGATTAAATAATTTATACCAATTACTTTCTGGTAATTTTCTTTGCATACCACCTGTACGGCTATAACCTGGAGGATTGTCACCTTCTTCTAAAACTTTTTCTAAAGTTTCTTTCACACTTTTATTTAGATTATTTGATAATAACTCGACATCAGATATTGTTGGTCTATCTACATCTAATAATTTTAAATTATCTTGTATAAAATTACTATCTCTATTTAAACTTTCTATTGCTGATTCAAATGTATTTTTTGTATAACTTCTACCATTAACACTTAATCGATTATCTTTAGCTATTAAATAACCTTCAGCATCTTCTGTGTAACTATCTAATCCATACATACTGTATTTGTTGTTATCCATTGTATATTTAATAGAATCTAATTTATTTTTAGCTTGTTTTATTTCAGAGTCAGATGCTCCACTAGAAATTAACTCATCTAATATTTGTTGTTGTCTGTCATACTGTAGTTGGTCTTGTTTAGCCATTATCCTCCGAACATGTATGTCAACATATCTTGTTGCATCTTTCTAACTTGTTTAGCATTTTGAGTAGCTTCTACTACATTACCATACTCATCTTCAAATTGTTGTTCTCTAATTTCTGCAGGAGTTTGTATTGAAAACATAGATAAATCTACAGTACCTCTACCTGGATACTGTTCTTGTAAATCTTCCATTTCTGATTTACCTATATCTGAATATTCTGGTTGAGCAGTTAAGAAGTTATAACTTTCTAATTGTTCTGCTTTAGCTCTATCTTGTTCCCATGCAGTTGAATAACTAAGCCCAAAAGTTGTAGACCATTTATCTAACTCTTCTTTTGTAGGTTTTCTACCTAACTTAGCTTCAAAATATCCTTCTACCATATCTTCTAATGAACCTTGCGATGGTGGTATATATTTTTGAGCAAGTGCTTTAGCAGCTTCTGCTTCATCTACTTCATCTAATTTAACTTGTTTAGCTGCAAGTTCTTTTAATCCAGCATTAAATAAATTTCTAGCAAAAGACCAATCGTTTACTTTAGCTTGTGTTTGTGAGAAATATACAGGTGCTAACTCTGTTTCTTCCATAATAGCTTTATAAGTTTCTGTTCCCTCTACAGCATACATATTGGTATCTATCCAGTTCATTACCATTTGTATAGATGTTCTAAGTTTTTCGCTAGATTCACCAATACTTTCTGCAAAGTAATTTTGTGGAACTAAATTATTATCTGTTAAAAAGTTTTGAAATGCTATTATTTCATTTTCTGATGCATAGTTATCTAGTATCCCTGTAACAGGTGTACCTTCAAAATGTCCTGGAAAAGGTATTAAACTTGTTGTACCATCAGCATTTAAGACAGGTCTTAGTGGCGCACCATCAGCAGCTGATTGTAAGAATTGTAATTCTGCTTGACTTAGATTTGGATTATTTTGTATATAAGTTTTTATAGACAACGGGTCATCTAAGTTAACTTTTTTACTTATTTGTTCAAACAAATTAATATCTAATAAATCAGTACCTACTTCTACTGGTTGTGTTGGAGCATCAGGGTCAGGTTCTGAAGGTCCACTTTCTATACCAGCTGCAATACCTGCTGCTGTTTGTGTAGGTCCAATTTGTTCAGTTATTTCTACATCATCATCTGTTGTAGTAACTCCAAACATTTCTTCATCAAAACCTTCTTTAAAGTTAGTTATTGCACCTGATAAAGGCATATCACCTCTTATTTGTTCTAATGCTTCTGCTTTAGCTTTTCTATCTGCATCAGTATTAACTTCCCAGTTAGCATCTAAATACTCTATAAACTTTGGTCCACCTTGTTTAATTAAATCATTAATATTGTTTAAATCTTTTATCTGTTGATTAACAGCACCAAGAACTTCTTTATTAAATTTAGCTAGTAATTGTCCTAATTTTTTTGTCATCTATTATCTTTCTGGTAAATAATCTAAGTATTCTTGGTCATCTCTATATAACTTTAACATAACACCTTGCCATACTGGGTAAAAGTCTGGATAATCTTGTAACACAGAGTTAGCTTTATTGTACATCCATATTCTTAATCCTTTAGCTTTTACATCATCTGATGTTAACCACCAATCAGGATTTTGTGTAGCAGAATATAATGCAGATAATTCTTCTGCTTCTTTCCAATGTATCATTGCTTGTGCAAATCCTTTAGCTGCATCTAATTCCATAATGGCTGGGTTAATTAACCACATTGTTTTCATTTCATTAAAGATATCTTTTATAGCTGGCGGTGACAACAATCCATATTCATCAGCTTGAAATCCAGGTAAATTAAGTTTTAGTTCTTCTCTATACAATCTTTTAACAATTGTTTTAGTGTTACTATCTAATCCTGTTTTATCTAAATTTTTAGTAAATGTTTTATATCTAAAGAAACCTATAGTATCGTTTACACTTCTACGATATTGGTCAGGACTAAGTAAAGATTTTTCTCTTACAATATCGTTATAATTTTTTTCTTCAAAAGGATTATCTATGTTTAAGTAATAACCACTAAGTTTTAAAGAATCAAATATTTCAGCATTTTCTTTTTGAAAGTTTTGTACACGCACACTATAAGGTTGTTTACCTGTTTCTGCTTGCGACCTAGGACTTAATAAATAAGGATGTTCTACACCATAAAGTTCAAAGAACTCATTGTATGTAGCTATATCATTACCTTGATTTTCTTCTTTAATTCTAGTGTACTCTTCATAAAGAACTGCTTGACCCCATTGATTACCTTGTTCATCATCAATAAAGTATTCTGGTTGAAAACCTGTAGGTCCAAAGAATTGATATAAAAACTGAAAACCAAACAATGTACCAGATTTTTCTTTAGCATACTCTAAGTAAGCTAGTTCTATTTGTCCTTGATTTACTTCTCCTAAAGCAAGTCCAGGTATTACTTTTTGTATATAATCATCTAACTTACCAGCTTTATATAGCCTTTCTGGTTCACCAGCTGATACACCCCATCTATATAAATCTATTGTAGCTTTTGCTCTCATTCGTTCTGCTTCTGAGCTTGCATCTGTTATAACATCAAAGTCATCATCTCCAGTCAGTAACCATGCACCTAACTTTTTCCATACTGGTGATACACCAAATACTTCTAAAAACTTTTCTGGTGGTGGAAAGTCTCCAAATATTAATTTTTCTAAATCATTAGCCCAACCATATTTAGCACCCATTTTTGTACTAGCTGTTTCTATAGGAGGTAATACTTTATCTATAGCAAATGCTACAAATGGGTTAGGTCCAGGTACAAATCCCTGTCCTAGTAAGTTAACACCTTGTACATAACCTCTAGGAGATATTTGTAATCCTTGTTCACCATCAGATAACTCGTCATCTAAAATTAAATTAGACATAAAGCCACCAAATGGATATACAAACATATCTTCTTGTGGGTCTTGTGGATTAGGAACAAAAAAACCATCACCTGAACTAGGTCCTAATGCATCTGCTGATGTAGCACCTCTAGTACCTACATAACCTTTTCTAAGTACATATGGGTTTTGTGCAAACAATTTACCCCATGTTTGAAATACTTCAAACCATACTTCAGCAAATGGAAATATGTTTACAAGTTTGTCAGATATAGTATGTTTTTGTTTTGTATCATACAATAGTTCTTTAACACCTGCTAAACCATAAGCTTTACTTTCTATGTTCATAGCTTGGTAATCATCTATTTTTCCAGGTTTATATATTTTACTAAAGCCACGTAACTCTTGTATAACTGATTGTGGTACACCAGAATCAACAGCTTCTTTAATAAATTTGTTTCTAAGACCAGTACTAAAATCTTCAAATCGTTCACCAATAAACATCCACCTAAATTGTTTAAATGTTGTTGACCTATTTAAAGTACCTATTGGTTTAGACATTAAATTATCAAATACTTTTTGATAGAATATATCCATAGCATCTTCAAACTGTCCTAAGAAACCTTTATCTGTAGTTTCATCTATAGTGTTTCTGACAACAGTCATAGTTCCAGGGTCAATACCATCTTCTTTGTTATAATATTTTTTAAGTTCATCAACAACTTTTTTCTTTTTAAACTCTTTCATAAGATTGGCTTCATTACTAAAAAACTCAATAGTTTCTTTTTTACCAGTACCATCAGTACCAAATTTATTTAGTTTACCTTCTGCAATCATTTTTCTAATAGAAGCATTACCTGTATTTGTATTAGGTCTTATTTGATATTTATATGAACCATCTAATTGTTTAAGTATGTCTTTACCATTTATTATTTCACCACCAGTAGATATACGTATTCTTGATTCTAAGAATTGTAAATGTTGGTCAACAGCTTCAGAACCATCTTTAAGTATTTCTGACCATTTGTTACCACCTTTACTAACAAGCATTAATCTAGCTTCTCTACCTGCTGGACTAAGTATCCATTTATTTAATTCTTCTGAACCATAACCATACTGTGCTACTTTTTGTGCTAATGGGTCATTACGTAAATGTCTGAGTTCTGCATATATAGATTCACCTATTTCAGTTATATTCATCTCTGATTTTTGTTTACCAAGATATTCTAGATATTTATTTTTTCTTTTACCTGCAGGACCAATGTCAGTAGGTTTAAATGATTTTTGCATAGCTTCAATAACTTCTTCTTGCATAAGAAAATCAATAGCATCTTCATTATAAGTAGCACCTTTGTATTTAGATAAAGGCATACTTTCAAGTATTTTACCTACTTTAGAATTAGGATTATGAGCAGCTAACCATTGTAAATAACTTATTGGTTTGTTGTATATTCCTGATAAACCTTTTACAGCCATACGTGCTTGCTCTTCCATAAACACACGTGTAAAAAATGCAACTCTTATAAGTACAAAAGGTTTAAATATATTTCTTGTATAAAAATTTGTAAGATTTGTAAACATATTGTTTTCTAATCGTTTAACTGATATAACACCTGGTTCAAAAGGATTAACAGCATTTTTTGAATCTTTAGACCAAGGAGCATGATACTTTGTCCATTGAGTCATATCATGTCTAAAATTTGATTTAACAAAATTACCTTCGCCAACTTTTTCGTAAGGTTTAAACATTTTACCCATAGCTTTATTAAGCAATCTATAGTCAAGTAATGGTGCAATGTTATCTTGCATTTCATCAAACAATGAAGCTGTCATAGTAGTAACAAGTTCACCTTTGTTATTAACTGCGTTACCTAACTCATTTATTTCATAACCTTTGTAATTAGAACCTATGTTAGGAAGTACTTTATTATTTTTACCTGTAGCATATATTTTCATTTTATCTTGTCCAGAAAACATTTCTTGTGCTGCTTCTGCAACATATATCCAGTTACCCCCTCTAGCTTTAACAAGTTCTATGTCACGACTTGATTGTTCACTAGCAAATTTCCTAATAGCTGTTTTATCACCTGGGTCTATATCTAAAAAGTTATTTAATATTTTAGATGCTTCTCCTGGGTCATAACCATTAATTTGTAAATGTGAACCAAGTTGTCTGTAACCTACTTCAATGTTATTAAGTGGTATACCCATTTCAGGAATTACACCTAATGTTTTTCTAAACCAAGGATTATAGCTAGCATTAAAGTTAGAACTAAAACCTAGATATCTTTCAAATGCAGGTAACTCTATACCTTCTGCTAATTGTTCTGTATAGCTCATAACACCTTGGTCAGCTTTACGTGCAAGATAAGTTTTACCTACACTATCCATAGTGTCTACTACTTCGTCAACTGAGTCTTCTACTCTAAGTAAACGTGTAGGTTTTGTAGGTATAACTTCTCTAACTTTTCTAGCTTTTTCACCAGCCCAGCTACCAAATGTTCTATATGCAGCATTAGGATTAATACCTGTTTTTTGCAATACTCTGTTTGTAACTAAAGAACCAGTCTTAGGCATTAACCTACCAGGTAATGTATACGGTACAATTTGTCCAGCTTTATTAGTAATTTGGAATCCAGACTTACCAATCATTTGACTGTATAAATCTTGTATTTTTAACCAGTCATCTTCTTGTGTAATAGCTTTTTGTATTTGTGCAGGTAAGTTTCTAGTTATAGGATTTGTTTGTATATAAGCTAATTGGTCTGGTCCTGTATCAGCAAGTGTTTTAAAAAATGCTACATTAGTAGGTTGATTAAGTATTTCATCTTGTGTTGTTTGAAAAAACCTAGGCACTCTACCAAATAGTGTATTTTCTTTTTTAAGTTTCTTTAAAGCTTTTCTAGTAGATGTAAAATCTTTACGGTATTCTTTATTTTTAATAAATCTACCATTATTGTCTAGATATTTATTAATATCCCCTTTACCTGTTTGTCCATCTATTTCATCACCAACAGTACGAAGTATCTCATCAGCCTGCGCTCTTGGAGATATCTTAACTGTTTTACCTGACTTAACTAGCTTACCATTGTCAAACAAGTCAAATGCTTTGTTTACACCACGTAAACCTTTATTTAAATTTTTTACACCTCTGATACCTTTACCTGCAAATACTTCAGGACCTATCTGATAGAAAGCATCAAGACCACCAGATAACAAATCAAACGCTTTAGAGCCTGGCTCATAAAATTCTGATGCAGTTATTTTACCTGGTGAGTATTCAAGCAATATATCTTTGTTTGCCCATTCAGGTCTATAAAAATCTTGTTCATCTTGTCCAGCCCAAAAATACTTTTGTTTACGTCTACCTGCGTAAAAGTTAACTTTGTTAGGGTTATATGCAGATGTATAATTTATTTCACCATTTTCATCAAATTCTTTTAATGGCTCACCAATATTTTCATATATAAAAGCTCTAGCACTTTCTGGTGTCATACCATAGTTTTCTGTTAAATCTTTGTAATAAGGTGTATTTTCTGCTTTAACAGATTCCATAGATATTAATGTAGCTCTATCAAAGTTAAGTGGTTTACCTTGTACTACATTTCTCCACATGTTAGCTAATATTGGTTCGCCACCCATATTGTGAGCTTCTTGTAACATATCTATGTGTTTCTTTATATTATCTATACCCTCACCTTCTTTACCTAAATTCTCTACAGAAGTTTGACTTAGGTCTATTTGCAACATACTTTGTGCTTTTTGTGGTGTATAACCTTTTTTAAGTAAATTATCGTATTGTTTTAAATCTCTTAGGTATGCTTGTGACCTACCTACTACCATAGGTTGTCCTGGTGTTACAGCATTAACTACAGAAGATAACACTGACCATTTACCAGAAGGACCTACAGTTTGAAATAATGCATCTAAAGCAGCAAATGCCCATACACCGTATTGGACATCACCTGGTTTAGCTCCACCTGGCATTAAACCACCTGTTAACAAATCACCAATAGACATTTTCATATTGTTTTCAGTATGCTCATATCTATATTTTTGTTGTAACTCGTTCCATAATCCTGCTGTAGCTACAACTTTGTTGTTACTAATATCTTGTGCGATTTCTTTTACAGCTGCATAATCTGGTGGAACACCAGCAATAGCTAGTCCTGCAGATACGTCAGCAGGTAATTCTGGAAATCTTTCTGCATAAATTTCCATATCTTTAATTATTTGATTGTTGTCTGTTAAAGCTGATTTGTATTGACCTGATTGTAATGAATCTTGATTTGCACCACGCAGTATATCGTAATATTCATTACGGTCATATAGAATGAAACCCATTAACCCTGCCTATTATTAATTATTTCTAATATAACAGGTGATGGATTAACTTCGTATATAGCTTGTAAAATTGTATCTGTGTTGTCTTGTATTTTTATTGGACCTGTACCTGGACCTATTGGTACACCTTGTGTTCCTGGTTCTCCAGGTCGTTCAGTAGGAGCAAAAATATTAGGTGCTACTACTTGATTAGCTACAGGTAAAGGTGCAATCTGTTGTTGTTGCATTAAATCTTGTTGTTTTCCATATGCAACATCAGGCATTCTTCTTAAAGGTTGTGTTTTACTACCTGCACCACCATCAGTTCTATTTCTGTCAGGTGTAGCTACTGGAGCAGGTTCAGTAGGTTGTCTGTAACCACCTCTACCGCTAGTTCGATTCTTTGCCATTATGAAAATCCTTAGTTATTAATATAATTATGCCTTTTTGTGGTGTTATGATTTCAGTTATGTTTTCAGATAATATATCCATTTCGTCCATAACACCATATTCGTTATAAACCATATCCCAAAACTCTGCTTCTACAAATTCTTCCATATTACATTCCAAATGCTTGTGCCATTGTTGGCGGTCCACCTTGTCCTCCCATCGCTTGTGCCATCTGTTGTTGTATTAAAGCTTCTTGTTCAGGAGTCATCTGCGGCTCTTCAGGAGTATAAAACTGTTTCATAATCTCAGTTACTTCGTTTGGATACTCATAAATAGCAATAGCTGCCATTGTTGCTGCAGGGTCGCCTTGTGATGACCTAGCTAATATAGAATCAAACAAAACACTTTCTGCTTTATTTTTTCTAATACGTTCCTGTACTTTAGCTATGTTTTCTAAACCATCAATATTATCTTGTAAAGTTTCTACGTCTATAACACCTGCTTGTAGTAATTGCAAACCAGTTACAATTTTTTGTGGCTCATCAAATCCAGCCATAACTCCGTAGATACGTCTTGTGTTATAGTCTCCAGCAATATCAGCTAATGGTTTATAGTTCTCGCTAAATGCAGAACCTTTAAGAAAACCTGCCATAGGTTTTTTACTTATACCTTGTGAGTAAGATAAGACTACATCTAGCTCTAATCTCTTAGAGTCCATGTCTTGTAATGCTTGTTTAACAATTTCTCTATACTCATTAATCATTAATGACATAGTGGAGTTTAGTTCTGATAATCCTGCACCAGTAACAAAAGAGTTAGGTGATTGTGAATCATCAGTAACTGGGTAGCCACCTACCATACGTAACTGTCGTTCCAATCTATCTACTTGTTGGAACAACTGATACGGCATATTGTTCATTGGTTTAGAAACTTGTGTACCTGGAGCTAAATAGTTAACAGCAAATCTACCTTTTCTATATTGTCCTGATTCTATTTCTCCAGATATATTAGTTTCTGTAAATACTGCATCTTCCATGGCTATTGAAGACATAATATTTATTTTTGCCATCATACCCATAAGACCTATGACATGGTCATATTGTCCTTTGAGATGGTCAAAAGATATTCGTTTCATAAACACAAACGGTGGTGTTGATAATACGTTAGGTATAAAGTCTAAAATCATATTACGTTCTGGGAATACTACATAAGTACCACCCATGTCATAATATTCAATAATCCTTACACCAGAGTAAGTATTGTCTTCCCAACCTTGTTCTCTGTTATTTTCATAAGACATAAAAGGAGTAGCTGTTTCAGAATAATTATTATCTTTAGTTTCATCTTCATCTACTTTTAATATCTCATTAGCAAACTCTGGATAAATCTGTGCAAGTTTGTATCTAGGTACACGTCTTACTACAGCCATTTCTCTTGGTTGTTGGTCAGGTCCAAAGTTTCCTGGGAAAGTATCATAAGGGTCTCTTAGTTCTGCTGATGGATATATAAATCCATTAGTATCTCTTTTAGTTGTTATTACCCAAGCACAGAAACCATATCCAGGTAGCCACCTAGATGCTTGTGCTAATTGTAAGTTAAGGTTTTGTTTATCATCATAGTTAGTAACAATACGTTCTAGTTTGTCTGCACGCATTTTACTTCTAGTTGAATCATTATCGTTAGGTACATCTACTCGTACTTGAGGTATACCTGAAATCTTTTGTGCAAGTCGGTCAATACCAGATTGCAACATGTTAGGAGCTGGTAGTAAATCAGCATCAGAGGTTTCCATTGTGTTACCTAGTAATGCTTTAATGCCATCTGCACCACCATTTAAAATAGCTTTTATTCTAGCTTTAGAAATTTGTCGTTCTTGTACTAATTTTCCTGAAGTTAACTCAGAAGCATTTCTAACAATCTCTTTATAAGATTTAATGTCTAAGTTTTCTATCCCCATGGTGCGTCATTCATATCTGTCATTTTGTATTCTCCATAACTAGGATTGTAATCCAATCCTATGTCAGCAGCATGCTCTTTTTGCATACGTCTGAAAACCTTCATCGGAAACCAACTAGCCATAACTATATCAGTTTTTTCCTTGTTTCGCTTAGAAACAGGTTTTCCATCAAAGTATAACAGTTGTTGTCGATATTTCTGTACCTTTGCATTAGATTCTCCATCTCCAATAGGTAGATGTATTTTTCTATTTTCAAATAAATCTGCCATTGCACCTACACCATATAATGGGTCATGTTTGTTTTTACCTGTTAGGTGTCCTTGTATAGTAATACCACTACGTAGTGTAAATTCTTTTATACCTGCATCTTGTCGTATTGCAGATTGAAAACCATTTTCTTCTACTATCCAATGTCTGCAATCGTATTTATGTAACCAGTCAGCCATTTGGTCTAAGGCAGCTCTCACTCCCCCACCACGTCTATTTTCTAAATCTATTAAATATAACTCAGCTCTGTATTGGTCTATTCCCCATAACACACATGCTTGGTAACCAGATGATGCAGGGTCAAGTCCTGCTACTAAATACAAGTTATTATATTTTTGTCCCATAACCATATCTGCACGCATACACTGGTCAATTATGTTCATAGTAAATATCTGTGTACCTTCTACATAAGCTTGGTTATAGTACACCATCTCGAATGTCTGTCTACCACCAGTAGATTCAGCAGAATGTAACCTAGACATTAACCATTTAAAAGAACGTTTGTTAGACCACAACATACATTCAATATGGTCCTCTTCTAAATGCTCTGGTATCTGACAATCTATAGCATGTGCTGTTTCTACTATGGTTGTAAAGTTATCTGATTCGAGTAAATGATTATATAAATCATCAGGGTGTTGTCTAGACCCAATAACAATTACAGCTGTGTGTTCCTCTTTACGACTTGATAGGGTAGTAGTCCACCATTGTCTAGTACTTTCTCTTGCACCAGGTTGTTGTGTAGTTTGGTGGTCCTCAATGTCATCAGCAATAATAATATCACAGTCACGTGATAGAATCTTTCCACCTTTACCTACAGCTACCATTGTTGGTGACTTAATACCTGCAACAGTACGAGTACCTACAGTAAACTGATTCTGTGACCAGTTCTTACCAGAGCGGTTATCTGGCTTAAAAGATGTACCTGGCATACAATATGCCTCTCTTAGCTCTTCGTTCGTGTCAAGCACGTCTAGGACTGCGCTAAGGGCATTTTTAGCTATATCTTCGTTTCCACCTACCCACATGATACGTGTGTTTGGATTCTTACATATCTGGTACACAGCAAAATGTATCAACAGTTCTGTTTTTCCATGTCTAGGGGGGCTTAATATTAAGAGTTCTTTACCGTTTTCTATACTATCTATAATGTTATTTATCCAGTTAGTATGAAAAGGCGCGGTGTCATACTGCTTACCTAGTTCGGTTCGGAAGTATTTTTGTCGGAAGGTAGCAAAATTTTCTAATGCATTCTTTGCATCCTCTGATAACTCCCAATCTTCTGCAGCTATAGAGTTTCTACTGTCTATCTTGTAGGCAGCGAGCATGCGACTAACAGTAGCTGAAGTGCAACCAAGGAGGGAAGCCGCGTCAGCTACCGTCATGTCGCCTGTTGCAACCTGGTCAGCTATTCCCTCACTTACGAAAGCTCGGTAATACTGACCTCTTCTAACACTAGCATAGTCACCTTCGTCTGATTTACGTTCTACATTAATAGGTTTTATGTCAGCTTTTGTATTGTGTCTTTTGTCTCTAGCAAACTGTCTTTTTTGGCAGGTAGAGGAGTGAAATTTGCGCTGTTTACCTGTTAATTTTTTCCTACAACCCTCTGCTATGCAGATTACATTTACTGACATTTAACTATCTTTCTTTAGATGTTTGTATAGTGAGAATTATATGGTATAGTCCTGTTTATTACAAACACTTAACACAAGTATTTTGTTACAGGTGAAGTTGCAATCGGGATGCGGAAAGCTGCTGACTGGCAAGACAGTACACTAGAAAGACAAAGGCAGTACCCAAGGACACTAGAAGTTGTTAAGTCAAACATCTACCCCTAATGCCCGCTAACGCCCGTACTTACTGGGGTTTCTATAAAGAATTACCAGCATATATTTCTAGACATACGTATAATATACAGACAGGTCAGGTTAACATATGGTAGTCAAAGACTATCCTATGACCAATAAAAGAATTAACCTACTAAATTTTCTATATACTGTATCTTACCTTCCAGACCTCTGGAAGTCAGGTAAGATACTTAGTATATACAGTTAAATAAAACAGTATGTAGTCTATTTAAGTTCCCTTACTGC